GTTCATAGCCCAGTGTTAATATCATTGCAGGTAGTTGAGATACCTTACCGTGAATAGATCTACGAGCAGGTGGTTCAGTAGTAGAACCATACTCAGACTGTTCGCTGACGTGATGAAGAACCATTACGCAAGCCTCAGTCTGTCTAGCCATATCGTGTAGTTCAACCATAATAGCTCGCAGTCCTGCCCACTCATTGTCTGATTCAGCTACCACATTCATAAGGTTATCTATAATAATTAACTCTGGTGGAATACCATAAAGTTCTATATAAGCCTTGATCTCTAACTCAATATCATCTAGTGATGGTGATGAGTCAAAGACCCACTGTATATTTTTTACCTTATCAAACTTATCATCATAGTACTTACTATTCTTAGTTAAGTTTTCTTCTACCAGAGTTTGATTATGACCTGAGATATGTGCTGCAGTTCTCATCATTACTGTAGCCACATCAGTATCTGCAGAAAAGAAAAGCGTTGGTACATCAGCCTTGATCGCATAGATCAAAGCAAACATAGACTTACCAGCATTTGGAGCAGCAGCAATCATACAGACTTGACCTCTTCTAAACCTTATCTGTTTGGACTTTAAATCATTCCAGACGATAGGCAAAGGGGTAGCCTTTGTTGTCGTACTCTTCCAAGCTCTATTTAAGTTAAGCAATTTCTTCTTCTCTTAGGATAATGTTTCTTTGTTTACGGATTACTCTACGATCTGTCTCAGACAAACCGCCCCATACTCCGTATCTTTCTTTTTGTATGCCCCACTCTGCACATTCCTGCTGGTGGGGACATAACTTGCAGACATTTCTAATCTGTCTTATTGTGGATAAGTCTTCTCCTCTTTCAGGAAAGAACATATCCATTGATATCTCTGCACAAGAGGGGTTCTCAAACTCACGAGGCCCCCGCATTTGCTATCTAATCCAGACTGTATCGCACTTATCTGTTGCACCTTTAGGTGCAGCGCACATCCAACCTTTCCAAGGACCCTTAGTTCCTTGTCCAGATCTAAAGCTCATAGACCCGTGCTTGCAATCAGGTGCATCACCTGATGGTGCTGACATTGTTGTAGCGCCTAATGCTTTCTTAGCATAAGCAATTGCTCCACCAGTTGGTTGAGCAGTAGCACCAAGTGTGGTGCCAGTTGAAGTAATGAGTGTTGATAGATCAGCAATAGATGTTAGAGATGCCTCTAACTCTGTCTGACTTGTTGCATATAGATTCACTAAAGTTCCATCAGCTAACTTGTAGTTGATCTGAAACTTAGTTGACTCAGGTGCAGCCATTTATTTTCCTCCAGTTTTTATATTTAATCTAGCGAAAGGTTGTCCCTCCACCTTTGGTACAAAGCCTAGTAGTTTTTCTACTTCGGCTGTGTTAACTGTAGACCTACCATTAACAGTTGTCCAGGTAATCTGTACACCACTAGCAGTCTCTCCAGTTATACCGTCAAACGCAGTTCGTAATGACTCTCGTTTTTCGGTCAACTCTTTTATCTGTTGATCAAGTTGCAAGTACATCAAGGCTGAATGATCAACGCTACTGTCTTCTATAACAGGCAGCTCATCCTTGATACGTTCTTTTTTTAAGCCAGAACATCCGATCTCTCCTGTTGCATCAAAGTACTTGCAATAAGATTTGCAATAGTTTTGATCTCTCTCAGGATCTGGTGCTATCTCTGACTCTTTAACTGCAGCTAACCAGTTAAGAGCCTCTTCAGCAATCGTAGGATCATATGCTTCAGAGTGGACAACTACATCTCTCTCATCGCCATCTCTGGCTATGGCTACCAGATTGACAGTTCTAGGCTTCCCCTTCCCAGACTTGTCTAACAGATAGCCATAGACCTGAACCTGCCAACGTTGTTGACTAGATGGAAAGTAAGAAAGGTTTTGTTTCTTAACAGTCTTCCAATCAATAACATCGCCAGTCTCTGGAATGAAAAGATCTATATGAGCTTTCATCCCAGAATATTCTACTGCAGTTTCAACCCAATACTTCTCACCCTTTGGATCTATACTGCGTATTGCTTCTTCAATAGTAGCGTGGATAGCAGTACCCATAATCGCTGCTAACTTTAATTCGTTCTCATTAGTTTCAGGTTGATCGTTAAGACGATACCAAACTTTTCTACGGCAACCACCCAACTCTGATGGACCTACCTGTGTCTGTTTAGATCTAGCCCTACCAGCATCTTTAGCTCGTAGAACATCAATCAATAACTGCTTTGGATCGCTCACTATAATCCCCACTTAATAAAAAATTCTAAAATAAATCTGTACATCTCTAAGTCTAATAGATAAAACTGTAATTGCCAATATATTTCTTTCATCATCTTCCTTACTTTGTGAACTGAGTCTTGATGGTTGGTACTCCACCACACCATACGTTGTACTGTATGGCAATATTGATTGCTTTCTTTGCAGCACTCGCTGCTTTAGCGTGGGTTCTAATCTCACTCTCCATTGCAGCTAATGCACCAAGAGCAATTGATCCACCTGAGCCTATGCCATATAAGTTTCTATCATCTCTCATATACCCATAGTCATCACTGATCTGATATATCTTTCCATTAAAACAAATTAAAGCATCCCACCCAGAGTCATCATCATTTTTATTCTTAGGCGCAGGGTCATAACCTGCATCAGTTAATGTTTGTTTGATAGATGGTAGAACTCTAATCATTAAGAAGCGATCAGGCTCTTGAGTTTTAACTACCTTTGGTGGTTGCCATAAGTTATTTAAGATATCTCCAGCAGTGGCATCACCTGCTACAGCTATTAGATATTCATTAACCTTAACTATTTTGTCATAGCCTTTAGCAATGTAAGGTTTGTCAGTATAGGTAGTCATTGTATCTGAGGCTATAACAGCCCAGCCTTTACCTTGGATACCAATTATCGCGGTCAATTCAACTCCTATCTCTTGGTATAAATAATACCACTACTACAACAAAAGTGTGGGATGTACTTATGACACGCCGAAGGGCCGTAATAACATCAATAGTGGGTTCGGAGATTATGTTTTTTCATATTACATATAGCGTGAGTAGGTCTTATATTGTCAATAGTGTCAGGTCCTCCCTTGCTTAAAGGGATTAAATGGTCCAGGTGTAGACCATACTGCCAACCTTCACCACTACTTTGCCTCTTTGCGGATAGATCAATAGGATTAGAGCATATATAACAGTCAGTTCCGTACTTCTTTAATACTTCTTCTTCAGTATATTTTTCTTGGCCGTTAAAAAGTTTAAGAGCTTTTCTTTTAGCAGTGATTCTTCTGCTATATGATTTTACTTTTTCAGAATTATTCTTTGCCCATTTTCTATTTATGTCATAAACTTTCTTAGGGTTGTCTTTGTAATACTGCCTACGCCTAATTGCGTTAGCATCTTTACAAGGTTGACAAGTAGGTTCTTTTCTTCTTATGTGTCTAGCATAAGCAGATAAAGTTCCACAAGGTTTCATAATATAATTATATCACATTCTGGCGTGTCGCGTATAAATTTTTAATAGTGGAGTGTAAAATATGAGCCGAAGGCGAATAATACGGGCGGCGCATTGAAGCGCCGCGATGGTTACGGTCTCTATGTTCCGTCTACCAAGGCTGTCAAAAAATAGGGAGAAGCTCCCGCCGAAATTTGGTTCTGATCTTAGAGATCTTGGTCCTCTTCACGCCTGTCCTTGTGGTTCTATGACCTTTACAATTATGGCATCCTTCTATGATTACCAACTATCCTGGTATCACCTAGACGGTGAGTGTTCTAACTGTGGCAATCTTGTTATTGTGCCAACACCAATAGATAAACCAGATTACATCCAAGAGTAGCTAAAACATTTGTCAAATTATGGCGTGTCTTTATTAAATGCGCTTTTACCACACATAAAAAATCTAGTTATTAGATAACTGAAAAATCCTCAAAAGTATAATTGTCTTGTGGTTGAGAAATACTTAGCCATAGGAGAGGTAAAAATGAAATGCTGTAATCATATAGTAATAAAACAAAACTGCCAGTGCCATAATTGCAGTGGCAGTTTATGTGAGTTTGAACAAGAAAAGGGCATAAAAAAAGAAGGGCGCAGTTAAGCGCCCCTCCTGTATTGCCTCGCGGTATTAAAACTACTTAGTCAGACCGTATTCTTTTTCAGTCTTATCTGCCCACTTAGCAAGTGGACCTGCGATAGATCCGATCAAGATTGCGTACTCTGGTGCTAGGTCAGCCGCTAGTGCTAATCCCATTGTTACTGCTGAAGCAAGTACAGCTCGTAGGTAAGACTTAAATGCAGCCTTAGCCTTCTTGCTCTTTAACTTCTTTAGTAGATCCTTCATTATTTCTCCTGTTTCTTTTTAGGTAATGGCTTAGGAAGTGTAAACTTCTTAGGCACCTCACCCATCCAACCGAACCAGTTGGAATCATCTTTAGCATACTGATCCTTTATGGATATATGCAAGTGTTTATTATGGGGATTCTTTCCGCTATAACTTCTTTCACCATCTACTTGATTCCAGATCTTGCCTTTAAATATTAGGTACTTAACTCTACGATCTGTCTGTAGTTTCTTATAGATATCTTTGCAATCTACTCCATTATCTGGATCGTGGGTTAGATCTACAGCTAGTCCTGTATTGTGGTCTGAGTTGGGACTTTGTTTAATGTGAGCCGATGAAGGCAAGAGTCCGTCTGAGGCTTTCTTGCGCTTGGGCCACAATGCTGTCGCTTGTCGTAGTACTGCTATTGCAGCAGGTGTCGCTCTCTTTACAACAAGTTTCATTCTTTATTTCCTTTTCCATATTATGCTACGCCTTTTTCTAGTAGTGCCAAATGTAATGCGTTAATCTTATCTGGTCTAAATCCTGACCAGTGGAACTTATCATAAACAACTACGGGTGCCTGCTTATATCCTAATGCTTCTACAGTTTCTTTAGCAGTTTGGTCTTGGCTTATATCTACTACTTCATACTTTACTTTACTTCTATCTAATAACTTCTTAGTCATCTCACATTGCACACAATCTGGTAATGTGTAAACCTTAACCATTCATTCCCCCTTATTTATTTTTTGTTGATAAGTATACTTATTATTTCCTCCACTTGTCTTTCCAACCTACTGACGGAATCTTTTAAACTTGATCCACCATTCGGGCGAAGCTCGGATAAATAGTGCTTCACAAGGTGTCTTACACCCATCGCTATTGCGCCTATTAGTGTAGTTATAGAGACTGCTAGTGCAGCCCAGTCAGAAGGGGTCATTATGGCTCCTATGAAATAGATCTAATTGTTACGACCAGTGTTCCTCCGTAGCCAGAGAAACGAGGTCCTGATGGTGTCTTGTTTATAAAATCAAGTTCTTCAATAAGGCCAAGATATGACTCACCTGTTCTGAAGTCTTGAACTCTAACTGTATCTCCTACATTTTCTACCTGTTCTAATGCAGACATACGATCATATGCAGATCCTTCGTATCCTTCTTCAACACCAAACTTATCGCTCTCGTGGTCATAGCAGAATAGTGGGTATTGGATTAAACGCTGACGAGGTACTGCAGGTAATGCTTTAAGATTGTAACCATTAAAGACTGGACCTTGTGAGGTATTAGTAGTAGATCTAGTAAGGGTAAACTTAAATCCTAGATACTCTTGCGCTCCTGTTGGATATGAAACTGTTACCTCAGGTACAGAACTTTGCTGTGCAAAGGTACCAATACGGTATTCATCCCCATCAAATGTTACGGTATCTATATTTAATCCACCAGTAGAGTTATCAACTCTAGCCTGTAATAACTTATATACCTTTAACTCTAATGTGTTATAGCGGATAAAGCCTGTCTGTAGATATCCTTCAGATATCTTCTCATTAAGATTTTCAATATAGATAGCACCATCAGTGGTGCCATTGTTAGCAGTAATAAATGCTAGTTGGTTAGTATCACCCATAAAGGCACAAGCTGTAGTAGTAAAGCCAGATACTCCTGATTTATATAGATCATTTGTATAAGCAAATAGTAGATCATTACCAAAGCGTAAGCCTAGGTTAATTCTAATTACACCAGGTTCACCATCTACACTAGATGCACACCAAAGATATGAATCTCTAGCAGCAAAATCATAGACAGGTTGAGATGTTTCTACTACTAATGGGCCATAGTTAATAGAGCCATCATCTGATACAACTGCTATACGAATACCTTTATCAGTACCAACTGCCATATAGCCTAGGTAATAATAAATATCAAATACTCTCTCACCTGCTGGTAACTCAGCAGCAGTAATGGCACTAGTTAAAGTAGGCATAGTTCCAGTAGTAGATAAAGTAAACTTCTGAATAGTAGATTGAATACCACTATAGCCAGTTACATATATAGCTGCACCGCTTGATGTTATACCAGTATAAACAAAGTCATCTGTTGAATGGGTATATACAGCAGTAGGTAAAGCAGTAGCAGTAGTTGATATTTCATAAACCTTATTATTAATACAGGCAACAATACGCTCTTTAGTAAATTCTAAAACTGCATTAGTAACTACAATACCTGTAGCATTAAACATTAAGGTAGGCGATACTGAACTATCATCTGTAAGTAACTTCTTATACATATGAATCTTATCAGCGCCACCTGAGGTTTGGTTAGTTACCCAATAGGCATACACACCATCATCGCAGATACCAAATACTGGATCATCCGTACCAGCGTTGTAATCTATAAAATGGATTACCTCAGCAGTGCCAGTTCCAACAGGAGATACTGGAGTTGAAACTACGTTAGTTGCTGTCTTAGCATAGGTAAAGGTAGTGGTTGTAGGTACACCAGTAATTGTGTACTCACCATTAAATGTAGCATCTACTCCAGTGATAGTAATCTGCATACCTACAGATAGCCCGTGAGCTGCTGTGGTAGTAAGTGTTGCTACGTTAGATGTTAAAGCCTTGTTGTTAATAGATACAGTAATACGAGGGAATACTTTGTCTATATCATATTCATCTGCTAATAAAATACCGTTATATAAATTACTGTTTTTTGTCCACTGAATAGATCTAACATATTGGCTAGGTCGTAGATCAGATCTCATTGGACCAGTAACTGTATGCACATTAGATACAGAGTTAAGTAATGTTACCTGTCCTCTAGTCCAGATATCACAACCTTTAGATTCTGTATATTGAAATCTTAATGACTCATCTTGGATAGGTTCAAAGAAGTTAATACCTTGTCCTTGATGAAATGATGACTGACTTCTTAACCACCAACCAGTAAGTGTCTGCTCACCAGCTTCTCTAGTTTGGTCAATCTGTTGCTTACGATACTGTGCTGTAACTCTACGATAAGGTGTATCATCGGAGGCATTAACAAAGAATGGTAATCCTGCAATAGCCATATCATAGGCAACGCCAGTTAAGGCATAAGATGTAGCACCTGCTGGATTAGATAATGGAACGGGTATGCGTTCAGTTATATCATCGCCATATGGTGGAACCATTATTCTCCTTTGATTTTGGGCATAAAAATATGAGCCTTTTAACCTCGTTGCTCAGGAGGAACTAATCAGCTAGTTAACTATTCCACACTTACGGGGTGGATTGTGCCGCTATCATTTCATCATAAGTTGATTTCAGCATAGAAGTAAACTCATTATTGCCTCGGTCAATTATGGCGTGTACTGAACCATTTAATTCATCTGTAAAAAAAGTAACATTATCCATTTTTATAACTCCGCACTTAGTCCGACATAGCAATTTGCTGAATTTCCTACTAACCAAGCCGCACTACCATTTGTAAATACTGCCGATCCGTGTGTGTATCTAATTGTGGGCGTATTTTGATTTGCGTATAGCAAAGTAAAAGTACCGCCACTTCTAGTAGCACCTGAAGCATAAACTGCCATATTTGAAGTTTCCAAGGTAGATGGATTGGTTCTCATAGTTACTGGTAAAAAATAAGCGGTATCAACAACTGTTGTGGACATAGCCTGACCAACACCTTGATAAGCCACACCGCTACTATCTGTATTTCTATAATAATACCTCTGACAAGCGGCTAACTCGCCTTGAAGTGTGCCAGTTGCAGTTTGAAAGGCTGTGGCTGTTGAGCCTGATTCTGCTTGAACGCCCCAAATATCAAAAGTATTATTTTGAATACCTATTGCTGGATAACCTAATCCTGATATTGTTGAGCCAATACTAAATGCTGGTCTTATAGAAATATAAGAACCAGTTCCTATTGTTTTGCCTGAGATTGAAGGGACTGCAATAGTAAAAGAATAGCGAACCCAAGATGTAGTAATAGTAGAAATACTTGTTGCGTTTACAACTTGTGTTGAACCGCCACTACCAAAGTTTTGATTTACCGCAAACGCTAAATTAGGAGTTCCGCTTGCTGCTTTTGCCCATAAAGAAACGGTAATAGTTTGTCCAGCAAAGTTGCGGACATCTTCAATTCTTTGTTCTAATGTTGCGTAATCTCCTGCGGCAGATTGACCAGAAGTAACAACACGAGCAAAAGATTTTCCTTCATAACCTGCAACTGGTGCTGCACCAGCCGTAAAGTTTTGTGTTGAATAAGTAACAGTTCCACCACCTAAACCAATAATCCAACGGTCAAAACCGTAAGTATCATTAGTTGTCGTGCTAGTAAAATTGCGCTGATTTATGTTAAAGTCACCATTAATAATTTTGTTCTTACCAGCGAAAAACGGAGCAGCACCTACCTGTGCGGTTCTTACTGCAGTTGTGTTCGGCATTAGTTACCTCCTAGTAGGATTCTTGCTTCTTCTTCTGTGATACCAAGACGGTTTAGTACTGCTTGGCGTTGTGCTGCTTTAGCATCTGCTTCGGCTTGACGGGCTGCCTCTACTGCCTGCTCTGCCTCGTAAGCGGCAAACTCTTGGTCATTCATTTCGCGGTCAATGACCTCGTTAGTTTCTGTGTTGTGTATTCTTATTATTGGTTTGCTCATTATTTTACTCCGTAAAGTAGGACAGTTCCACCTGCAAATGTATTTGTACCACCATAATCAAAAACCAAAGAGGTAATTGCTGTGTTTGAGCGAAAAGCTCCACCAGACAACATAGACGCATTTACAGATGATGCGTTAAGAAATAAACCTGAGCAGCTAAAAGGCTTAAAGGTTGTGGATGAAGTGTAATTGTCAATTTGAACTGCCCAAGCATTATCTGCACTAGTGCGAAGCGTAGAGCCATCGGTTAATCGTATTCTGTTATTAGAAACAGAATTAGCAGTACCAGATTCAATAAAACTGTAATTGGTTAAATTGCTAACATTGTTTGGCGAAATTCTTACTTGGGCATCACTTGTATTACCAGTAACCCCAGTAACAACTAAATATAAAGAAACATAGGTTTGCGGAATAGATGAAAGTGTTACTGATGCGCCAGTTAAAGTTGTAGTGCTAATTAAGGTCATTCCACCAGCAGATGGGGTTGCCCATTTCAAACCAGTGGCAGTTGAACTGTCTGCAGTAAGTACTGTGTCATTGGCACCGACAGCAAGAACTCCTGGTGTTGCAGCAGCAGTAGCTGAGAGTAATGCACCCTTAGCGTTGAACTGTCCCTTACTGATTGCATCAGTTAGTGGAACTAACTCTTGAGCAAAGACTTCAATAATATCGCCAGCAAGTGTGGCATCAATTAAAGTAACAGTTGTGCCATCAGTTGCTGTGTAATCATTACCGCGAGATAGTAGGACACCGTTACGGTATACCTGCTCATACCCTACTGAATATACTAGGGATACAGAGTTATCATCTAGTCCACTCAGCGAGGTGGTACCACCTGCTGGAGCTTTAGACCAGCGAACTCCAAGGGTTGGCGTAACCCCTATTCTGCCAGTTGCCATTATTTATTTACCTCCTAGTAGTAATTGTGCCTCTTCTTGGGTAATGCCAAGTCTAGATAGTAGAGCCTGACGAGCAGATTCTTTTGCTGCGGCTTCTGCTTTTCTCGCTGCTGCATTAGCGGCATCAAGTTCTATCTGAGCAATTTCGTTAGCATTGGCATCTCTAACAATTTCTTCGCCAGTTGTGCAATTAACTTCTTTAATTTGTATTGTCATTATTTAACTCCCCAAAGAATATAAGTACCGCCACCAAAATTACCGCCACCTTCAACAGATAAAGTTAAACTACTAATTGCAGTTGCAGTATTGTGATAAGAAGTTGAGGCCGTAGCTCTTTCAACATTGCCATTAGTTTGATAAGTCGCGTTTGCTATACATAATTTTCTTGATGCGCTGTCTGCATAATTAGGAAATTGACAAATAAGATAGTGATTATTGTCAACATTTTCACTTGCGCTAGTTGTGCCTGTGGTAAATGAACTTGATCCATTCCACTCTACTGCTGGGTTAAGATCTTGCACGCGAGCAACCACTCCGTCATAATTAGTAGTAACTCCAGTAATTCTAACAAATACAGAGTTACCATTGCCAGCGTTATACCAATCTCTTAATTCTAAAGTTAAACTGTTGTAAGTTGCAGGTATACTTCCTAAAACAACACTTGAACCCGATAATGAACCACTAGCAATTGATGTCATTCCACCACTGGAAGCGGCAGCCCACTTTAATCCAGTTGCTGTTGATGAGTCTGCTGTGAGGACTGTATCGTTAGCGCCCACCGCAAGGCGAGCTGGTGTATCTGCTGCCGTAGCAGCAATGATATCTCCTTTAGCATCAACGATAGTGGGTTGGATACCACCTTCAATTGACGGTATTCTTCCTATAGTCATATTATGAAATCTCGCTTCCGAAAGCTGCAAAGGACATTGTGGCTGTTGAGGCATATACAGTAATAACATCTGTAGCGTTTAGTGTTATACCAAGTGTTAACGTATCTGAAGCATTAGCAGGTAGTGATACATCATATGCAACATACTGTGATGCTGATAATGCTGCTCCTGCAACTCTTACCGCAATACGATAAGTAGCAGCAGTTGCTGCTTGGTTACAGATTGTTACAGTTGATACTACTGTCTGTGTAGCTGATGGTACTGTGTATAGAGTTGTTGCTGTTGTTGCGCTTGGGTTTGATTGTCCCAAAACTTTATAGGTGGTTGCCAAAGTTGTTTCTCCTTAATTAAATATCGCTTCGTTTCAAACGGGCGACTATGGTTGATATATGACTATCAGATACTCCAAATGTTCTGGCTATATCTGAAAAGAAAACGCCGTCTTCCGCCATATCCCGAATTGCTAAAACTTCGGCGTTTGTCAGTTTTGCGTTTGGATGTTTCTCCCCAAAGGTATGACGACCTTTGGAAACCTTATCTAACATATTATCTCTTGGTGACCCAACAAATAAATGTTTTGGATTTACACAAGGTGGATTATCGCACCTATGGCAAGCGTGATATCTACTTGGTATTTCCTCTCCACTAAATTCTAGTGATAAACGATGGGCGTAGGATACTTTACCATTCCAATATATAACTCCATAATTATTGGATGTTTTACTTCCTTGCCATTCCCAACATTCATCTGCAGACTTAATATCTACATTATTCCAAAAACGTTTTAATAAAGTATGTTCTTCGCACATATCATAGGTTTTTTGATTACCTACAAAAGTTTGTGCAGGCTCACCACACCAACATACTGGTATTGGTGTCCCATATTTTTTATTTATTTTTCTATGGGTTGAGCATAAACCTTTAGCAATATATTTATTATCGCATCCAGTTATGGAACAGCTTTTCATTTACCCACCCATTAGCATAAGACCAGATACTGGATCTCCTGATCCACCATCTAATCCTGCTTCAAAAGCGTTTAGATCATCTGATGTTAGAACGTGGCGTACTGTTGCTCCTGCAGAATGTGTTACTGCACTAGATCCAGCGCCACCTCTAACAATTGTAAAAGTATCTGATGTTACTGCAGTAGCAAATACAATCTCTTCATTGGTGGTATCGGGATCAAGTGCTAATGTGAACTGATCTACGTTACCAGCAGCGAGGGTTACACCACCAAGTAGTGCTGAACCCGTACCACTAGCAACAGTTAAAGTTGTCTGGCTATTAGATATACCAGATGCAAGCGTTGACTCAACGCTTATGGACGAAAACTTGCGGGTCATTGATTTCCTTACTTTACGTAATGTAAACGAATTGGATATTTGTCTTGCAGTTTAAGTGCTTCTTCGTTAAGTCTTTGTTGATACAAAGCGTAGATATAACGAGAGTTATTAGCGCCAGCTCCTGAAGGGATCTTAGAATCTGCAAGATCTGACTCTGCTGAGGTTAAAGATATTCTTCCTGAATCCACAAAGGATAGTAACTTGTAGGCTGCACCTAGTGTTACTACATCTTGACAGGAAGCAGGAAGTCCAGTTACATCAGCAAAATCATCAGAGTTATTTTCTAAAGTATCTGGAGTGGTAGTGTAATAAACTTGAACTGTTCTACCAGGTTGTATGTTCTCATAAATATTAATTGTGTTAGTGCTATTAAAGGTAGATACGTTAGCCATACCATCTGCTCTCCAGCGATTAACTGGTAGCCACTCTTTAGATGAACCAGTAGTCTGCCAAGATACAAACAGGATTTGTTCTAGATCATCTGGTAGTGCGTATGTAGTTTGGCTTGCATTAAAGGTAAAGGTAAAGGAATCTACTGCCCATAGTTTAGGATACAAAGAGTTGATAGTATCGTTGATAGCCTTCTTAATTGAAATCCTAGGAAATGATGGAGATAAAGTTACTTGAGAGTACTGAGCGTGTGATGTAGGTGTAGTGCCTTGATATCCTCTACCAAAGCCTGGTGCTACGTTTAGAGTATTAGATGCAGTGCTGAAGTTATCAATCCAGATTATCTCATCATCAATTTCAATAGGACCTTTAGCTAGGTTAGATGATGAACCTACCACCATACTTGTAGCAACGCTATTTATTGCAGCGTTAAGATAGGTCAGGCGATCTTGCTTCAAGGTGTAACCTTGCAGATTGGTCTTTACCTCGTTGACCATTTCATTAAACGTTGCCATTCATTTTCTCCTTATAAAATAGCATATTCTTTTTTAATCTCTCATCGTTAGGGCTTAACTTAAGAGCAATCTTTCCGAACTTATATGCTTCTTTCCAGTTACCTAATTGCCAAGCTGAGACTGCAACTAAATCTGCAGCCATATGACCCCAAGCCCAAGATTCACTCATAAAGCCTGTGGTTTTTTCTGTGATACCAAATGCAACCTTTGATGAATAGTTGCACTCTTTCCACTGTTGTTTCTCGTAGTAGTAATTAGCAAGTGCTAAGACTGCTTCTCTACTTTGATAAACTTCAGTGCCTTGTGTTAAGTATTCCTCAGCATTTGCTGGATCACACTTTGCCATAAGGCGAAGTGCAAATCCTTTTTCTGCTGGAAACTTTGATATCTCAACATAGCGTTTAAATACTTCTAACGCCTTCTCAAAATTCTCTTTGTAATAATATTCTCTAGCAAGATAGTAAAGATTTCTTGGCTCAGGGTTTTCCTCTGCCGCACTCTCTAGCATTGGTAGGTAGTAACTTCTAATCTTAGAGTTATCTGGCTTATGCCAAACCTCTATGTTGTATTTCTTAGTTACTTCTTTCTTACCGTATGTTCTAGGAACCTCGTGGATCGGATGTGACCAGTAAACATTTTTTCTTCTGTGGATTCTAAATCCATCAAACTCGTGCTTAGGAGTTCCATCCTCATTAAAGTCTGTTATGAATCTATAGTAGGCTCTATCAACATCATCTGCTAAAGCCTTCTCTAATTCACTTCTCCACTCACCGACTAGCATCTCATCCATATCTAATGCGATACACCAGTCAACATCTAGTGGTAATGAAGCAAGAGCGTAATTCCTTGCTACATCAAATCTAAAAGGATCTACTGCACATTGAACTACATTAATACCTAGATCTTTAGCGATCTTAACAGTATCATCTTCTGAACCAGTGTCACAGATTAAAAAGTAATCTGCTCCCTTTGCTGATTCAAACCAACGCTTGACGTGCTTTGCTTCATTCTTAGCAATTGTATAAACAGCTACCTTCATTTGTACCAACTTAGATAATCAACATCTTTAAGTAGTAGATCTGAGAAACTAGGTTTCTGTTTTACTAAGGTAGGTTGTGCCACATATGCCTTCAATCTTGGATGTTCGTTAGCATAAGCAACATCAATATGATCTGTAGTATTTCTAGCCATCTCCAACATCTCTGTCATCCTTTTAGGATTTATAGAGTAAGCGTGAGTAGAACTAGTTATTAGACCTCTGACCATATGATTATTTACTGGCTCACTCAATCCTATATAAGCTCCAAGATATATTATATCCCAGTGCCTAGGTAGATTC